GTCGTTGTGTCTGTTGTTTTCTGCCGTACTCTGTATCTGTCTGTTACTCTACATGAGGATATGCGGTCTGTCAAGGTTTTTTATTGTATAACTGTATATAATTTTCTATTTAATGGTGGGAGCGAGGAAAAAAGAATATAAATAATAAGAATATGTAATCTAAGTATTTATATTTTATTGTTTTTATATACTAATAAATAGGTTTTTACCTACAGTTATACGTTGATAAACAAAACGCCGATTAGCCTACTCATTTTTACATACAGTGACAGATTAACCTATAGTTGCGGTGAGACGCCTTGGAAAATGTCCTGGTAGCCGTTCACCTGGTAGCCGTTCACCTGGTAGCCGTCCAGCCGATCCTATCGGAATGCATTCATATATTCAGATAGTACAATGTCTAGTCGTCACGGTGGTCGGTCAGGGCGTTGCCCCCCATTCGATCGGGTGATTGCAGTTGCATCCTCCGTACAAAATATCTTGATTTTTGAAACTAGACCTAAAGAAACATATTCTTACTTGACAGCCAAACCACAAACAGCTAGAATCGCCTTAACAATAAACCAAACCCCAACTGAACCCACCTGTGGAGGAGAACGACATGACAGCCAACGCAACCGAAACCGGAACCAACACCCCGTCCCGCATCAACTACAACTTGAAACTATCAGAAGAGGTGACAGACGCAGTGCGCTTCTTGCGCAGCCGTGTCGGGGGCTTCAACGTAACCAAAGCGGTATCGCAGATCCTCCTGGAGATCGCAGCAGAGGAGAGGGAACGCCGAGGCTGTTCCAATAGCTCGGGTTCTCTGTTAGACTAACCCCACGTCAACAGCCGCACCCTGTCCTGCTCTACTAGTGGAGGAGCTGACAATGACCGACTCCAACAGCCAGAACCCCAACGACACGCTACCACCCCCGAACCCGTCGCAGTTCGCCCCTCCTGCTGAGGACTATGCTCCGACTCAACAGTTCGAGTACGCGCCCACACAACGGGAGATCGACTTCGCTCAGATCGTAGCGGCGACTGATGACCCCGTGGAAGCGCTCACGTTGTCTGGGTTCGTTTCACGGCGTGAGGCGGATGAGACGGCGCGGTCGAAGTTGTGGTCATTCGCCTCGCGTCTCCTTGCCTCCCCTGCCGTGACCGAGCGGATTGACTACTACAAGCTACTCCACCGTAAGTCGATGATGATCACCGTGGATAGGCTCACGCAAGAGCTGGCTGCCACAGCGTTCACCGATCCGGCTGACTTCACGAACGAGGACGGTGCGCTCCATAGCAACGTGCGGGACGTACCGAGGTACGCCAGAGCAGCGATCAAGGAGATTAAGGAGGACGCGAACGGGNGGATGACGTATAAGATGCACGACAAGCTGAAGGCGATACAGCTCCTCGGAGACTTGGGGGGTCACTTCGATGAGTCGAACAGAGCCAAAGCGCCGCAGGTCAACATAAGCATCGGCGACGTGGGGCGTACAGCGACCACACCCCAAACGATTGATGCGACGCCCACACCCGCCCCGACCGAGGACTGTCTACGATGAGTCCGGTCGTCAACCTGACAATGGGGACGAGAGGGAAGGAGCTTGATCTGCCGTATAACTACGTCCCACGGGCGTATCAGGTGGAAGACCTGTTCAGACCACTGTTCCCCCACCACTACACCGACCTGAAGATACTCGACACACCGAGGAAGAAGCGGCTGTGTCTGGTATGGCACAGGAGGGCGGGGAAGGACAAGTCGCTGATCAATGCGATGGCCTTGGCAGCGTATGAGGAGGTGGGCAACTACCTCTATCTGCTCCCCGAACAGACACAAGCGAAGAAGGTCATCTGGAGGGGCATCGACGGGTCGGGGTTCAGGTTCATCGACCATATCCATCCGTCTCTGATCAAGAACACCTACTCGTCCGAGCTGCTGATCGAGATGGTCAACGGCTCGACGATCCAGTTCGGGGGTTCGGACAACTACGACTCGTGGATGGGGACGAACCCAAAAGGGATGGTCTTCTCCGAGTTCTCGTTGCAAGACCCTATGGCGTGGCAATACTTCCGTCCTATCCTCCTCGAGAACGGTGGGTGGGCGGTGTTCAACTACACCGCTCGGGCGAAGAACCACGGCTGGACACTGCTCCAGACCGCTCAGAAGAACCCCCAGACGTGGCACTGGTCGATCAAGACGATCGATGACACCGAACGCGAACCCGGCGTGCCCGTCATCACCCGAGAAGACTACCTGCAAGAGATCGAAGAGGGGATGCCGCAGGCGATCGCTGACCAGGAGTTCTACTGCGACTTCAACGCAGCGCTGTTTGGGAGTTACTACGGCGAACTGATGACCAAGGCTGAGAAGGATGGCAGGATAGGGTTCTTCCCGCACGACCCCGGTAAACTGGTTCACACAGCGTGGGACATGGGGAACGACGCTAACGTGGTGTGGTTCATCCAGAAGAATGGGTCGGGGTTCAATGCGATTGACTATTACGAGGAGCCGAACGTTAAGTTCAGCGAAGTCTGTGCGGCGGTCGTCGATAGGCCCTACACCTATGGCGTCCACCTCGGCCCCCACGACTCAGGGAACCGCGACCCTGAGCACAATACCCGTCTCAATACCGCTGCCGATATGGGGATTGACATAGAGCGTCTGCCTCGAACCTCTCGTGACGATGGGATCGAGTCAGTCCGGCAGTTTCTCCCCCGTTTCAACTTCAACGAGGTGGCAACCGAGCGCGGACTGGAGGCTCTGCGGTCATACGAGCGGATCTACGACGATAAGATGCAGCGGTTCAGAGAGACCCCGATCCATAATTGGGCGTCCCATGGCAGCGATGCGTTCAGGATGTTCTGCGTCGGGTGGCACGACTCGATGGACAGCACGAGTTGGACTGATTCGGTCTATGACGTTGACACGAGTTGGGTGGAGTGATAATCTTTCGGGCAAAATACCCCTGTTTGGAGTTGCCTTGTGAAAAGAACTGACATGGACGACCGCCCAAAAGGGCAGAAAAAACCTAAAAAGAGAAGTGCTGCCCAGTTGACCGATGAGGAAATCCTCAGCATCATCGACCGGCGGCAGGACAACTCTTTCAATGACGAAGACAGCGAGATCTCTGTCAGACGGCAGAACCTCTTCGCCCGTTACATGGGGCAACTCTACGGCAATGAGCGTAACGGCCAGTCAAAAGTCGTCACGCGCCAGTGCTTAGAGGCGGTTGAATGGACTCTCCCCTCCCTCCTTCGTGTTTTCCTCTCCTCCCCCACCATCGTTGAGTTTGACCCTGTTGGGCAGGCTGATGAGTCGGCCGCAGCACAGGAAACACTCGCTCTGAACCATGTCTTTATGAAGCAGAACGATGGCTTCATGACGCTCTACACGTGGCTCAAAGACACGCTGATGAACCCCGTTGGCTATGTCAAGGTCTACTGGAACGAAGAAGAGAAGGTCACGACTGAAGAGTACGAAGGGCTTCTCGCGCCACAAGTTGACCTGTTGATGATGGACGATAACTTGGAGATTATCGACCAGGAAGAGAACCAACGTGAGATTGAGACCCCGATGGGGCCGCAGGCAGTCTCAGTGTTCGACATCACTGTTCGCAGGACGTTAAAAGAGGGTCAGGCAGTCATCGAGCCGGTTCCGCCTGAAGAGTTGACCATCGACGATAAGCTCTCGTCCGTGAACCTCGACAAAGCCGACTTCATCTGCCACGAAACCTTCATGACCCGTTCCGCCTTGGTGGAGATGGGCTTCGACGTCGCACAAGTCTACGATCTACCAGCAGGCGGCGAAGAGAACTCAGAGACAATCAGCCGTAGGGAAGACTCTGAGGACAGGGGCGTAGCTGATCGGGTCGATGATGTCTCCGATGAAGCAACCGAGCTGATTCGGATCAAGGACACCTATCTCCATCTCGACTATAACGATGACGGTATCGCGGAATTTCGCCACATCTTCGTTGCAGGAGGGGAGATAATGGACAACGAAGAGTGCGGCTATCAACCGTTCATAGGCATGACCTCCGTACCGATCCCACACATCCACGCGGGGCTATCATGGATGGAGCTGGTGGAAGACATCCAGCGTATCTACACCACGATTACCCGGCAGCTTCTCAACAATATGTACCGCACCAACAACCCACGGACGGTTGTTGGGCGGGGTGTGACCCTGGCCGATGTCGTTAATGATCTGCCGAACGCACCGATCA